AAGAAAATGCACTCGTTATTGAGCAAGGTCTTAAGACCGAAATGACCGAATCATTCCTCCAAGGAATGAGAGGTCTTTTTGAAGAACATTATGTATCAATCCCTGAAGATAAATATGATGTGCTTGAGAGCATGGTAGAAAAACTTGATGAAATGGAGACAAAACTCAACGAGCAAATTGAGAAAAACGTTTCCCTTAACAAGCGTCTCGCAGAGTCGGTTGCTGATGGAATCTTTGAACAAGTCGCTGAAGGTCTTGCAGACACTCAGAAAGACAAGCTCGCTTCACTTGCCGAAAGTGTTGAGTTTGAAAGTGAAGAAGAATATCGTGAAAAACTGGAGACATTGAAGGAATCATATTTTCCTTCAAGAGGAGTTTCTCCTTCGACTAAATCTGATACTCTCTCTGAGGGAGTAAGTGTTGCATATGAGTCACACTCACCTGCAATGGCTGCCTATCTTAAAAGTATGTCAGCATTTAGTAAATAATTGAATTTAATATAATTCAAACCCAAAAAACAAACACTTAGAAAAAGGTAAAAGCAAATGTTCCATTCCGAGCATCTGCAGGAAAAGTGGGCACCTCTACTAGACTATCAAGGTCTAGATTCGATCAAAGATTCTCATCGTAGAGCTGTAACCGCTGTCCTGCTCGAAAACCAAGAAAAATTTTTAAGAGAGCAATCTGCTTTCGATAACGGTTCCATGAGTATGCTCATGGAGACCCCAACCAACAGCGGTAATGCTGCTGGTGCATTTGGTGGTTTTAGTGGTAGTGCCGCTGCTGGTGGTCCTACCGCAGGTTTCGATCCCGTACTGATCTCATTGATCCGTCGTTCGATGCCTAACCTGATCGCCTATGACGTTGCAGGCGTTCAACCAATGAGCGGTCCTACTGGACTAATCTTTGCAATGCGCTCACGCTACACCAACCAGAGTGGCACGGAAACCTTCTATAACGAAGTAGATTCAGCGTTCTCAGGTCAGGATTCTTCCTTCGCACTTGCTGGATTTGGTAGCACTGCCGCTGGTATTGGTACAACCACTCAGCAAGGATCCAACCCTTCAGTTCTGAACGCTTCTTCAGTTGCTGCTACTGACTATAACGTCGGTCAGGGTATGGTCACTGGTGACTCAGAAAATCTTGGCGAAACTGGTCACGATTTCAACCAGATGGCATTCTCGATCGAGAAAGTCACCGTTACTGCAAAGTCACGCGCTCTGAAGGCTGAGTACTCACTTGAGCTTGCTCAAGACCTCAAGGCAATTCACGGTCTGAATGCAGAAGCTGAGTTGGCAAACATTCTGTCAACTGAGATTCTTGCTGAAATCAACCGCGAAGTTATCCGTACCATCTATATGACCGCTGAGAAGGGTGCTTCTCAGAACGTCGCTACCGCTGGTGTATTCGACCTCGATGTTGACTCCAACGGTCGTTGGTCGGTTGAGAAGTTCAAGGGTCTTCTGTTCCAGATTGAGCGTGATGCTAATGCTATCGCTCAGAGAACTCGTCGTGGAAAGGGCAACATCATCCTCTGCTCTGCAGACGTTGCTTCCGCTCTAACCATGGCTGGCGTTCTTGACTACACCCCTGCACTTAACGCTAACCTAACCGTTGATGATACTGGCAACACCTTTGCTGGTACTCTGATGGGCAAGTTCCGCGTCTACATTGACCCATATGCTGCTAACCTGACTGCAGGTAATGCTGCTCCAACAGGTGGTAACCAGTACTACGTTGTTGGTTATAAGGGTTCTTCACCTTATGACGCTGGACTCTTCTATTGTCCTTATGTTCCTCTCCAAATGGTTCGTGCCGTTGGTGAGAACAGCTTCCAACCCAAGATCGGCTTTAAGACCCGTTATGGTCTTGTTGCAAACCCATTTGCAGAAGGTCTTACTCAGGGTCTCGGAGCACTTAAGACCAACTCTAACCGTTACTACAGAAGAGTTGCTGTTAAAAATCTCATGTGAGTCATCTTACATAAGATTCTCAGAGGGTCCAAAAGGACCCTCTTTTTTTATCTAAATACTTAGAAAACGATGACTAGAGGACAAATAGATAATAGAAACTTTTTATCTCCAACAGGATTTAAGTTTACGTTAACAAGAACTCCCAAAGTTGCTTTTTTCTGCAATCAAGCAAATATTCCAGATATAACTCTTGGTGTTGCTGTTCAACCTTCTTACACCAAAATGTTACCAACTCCAGGTGACATTATTGAATTTGGTGATTTAAGTTTGAGATTTTTAGTTGACGAAAATCTTGAAAATTATATGGAAATTCAAAACTGGATACGTGGTTTAGGATTTCCAGAAGAGATTCAAGAATTTGCCGATTTAGAAAATTCTGGATTAGTTAAGGGTAACTATGCAAAAGATCGTCAAAACATATACTCCGATGGAACTCTACAGGTTTTAACTAGTAGTCAAATACCAAATTTTCAAATAAGATTTCAAGACCTATTTCCATATTCTTTATCGACAATGACCTTTGATGCCACTGATACTGACATTCAGTACTTTACGGCGGACGTGAGTTTCAAGTATACTATATACGGCATTTATGATCTGCAAGGAAATAAATTATGAGTATTGATTTGGATACCATCCAAAAAATGTGGGAGGCAGATTCTAAAATAGATATTGATAATCTACACACAGAATCTTTAAATATTCCAATTTTACATTCAAAATATTTTGATTTATATAATACAATTAATCTGCTAAAAAAGAAAGCAGAGCAGCAGAAGAAAAAAATAAGGCATGAAAGGTACGAATATTTTACAGGTAAAGCAGATCCAGAAGTTTATTTAGAAAATCCTTTTCCAAAAAAGATTCGTGATAAAGAAACACTTCAAGGATATCTAGATTCTGATGAAAAGTTATCACAAGTGGCTTTAAAAATAGAATACTACGAAACTATGTTAAGTTATATTGATAGTATTCTTAAGATGATTTCAAATCGAACTTATCAAATTAAAAATTCTATAGATTTTCTACGTTTTCAGTCTGGACTAGGGTAAATAAATATTCATAGCAATTATGATGCTATGAATGATGTAATTATTGAAAAGAAAAATGAGGTTTATATTAAACTGCAGTGTGAACCTCATATTTTATATGAACTTCAACCATACTTTACGTTTGAGGTTGAGTCCGCAAAATTTATGTCTCAGTATAGAAGCAGACATTGGGACGGAAAGATTCGCCTGTTAAGTTCTCATACTGGAGAAATTTATGCGGGTTTGTTAGATAAAGTTATCGACAAACTCAAACTCCACAATTATACGTATGAGTTTAAAGAAAATAAATTTTATGGTTTACCTTTTGAGGTAAATGAACATATATCCTTTGAAGGAGTGAAGGATTATATGTCCTCTATTTGTACACATTCTCCACGTCAGTATCAAATAGAGGGAGTATACGATGCTCTACGACATAACCGAAAATTATTGATATCACCCACAGCCTCAGGAAAATCCTTGATGATTTATTCCCTTGTAAGGTATTATGTAGATAAAGGACAAAAAATTCTCTTAGTTGTTCCAACGACATCTTTGGTAGAGCAGATGTACAAGGATTTTGAAGATTATGGTTGGAATGCTGAGTCATATTGTCACAAGATTTATTCTGGAAGAGAGAAAACAAATGAACATTCAGTAACTATTACTACGTGGCAATCGATTTATAAGTTAGAACGTTCTTTTTTTGAAGACTATGGTGTGATTATAGGTGATGAAGCACATCTTTTTAAAAGTAAGTCATTAATTGAAATTATGACAAAACTTCATCATGCGAAGTATAGGTTTGGATTTACTGGAACACTTGACGGAACACAAACTCATAAATGGGTTCTTGAAGGATTATTTGGACCATCATATAAAGTTACTAGAACTTATGAACTGATGGAGCAGGGACATATCTCTCAGTTGGATATTCAGTGTCTTGTTCTTAAACATCCTCCTCAAAAGTTTGAGACTTATGAAGATGAGATACAATATTTAATTTCACAGGAACAAAGGAATAAATTTATTACAAATCTTTCTCTTGATTTAAAAGGAAATACACTTGTTTTATTTTCAAGAGTTGAATCACACGGAGCAATACTTTACGAAAAGATAAATAATACCAAGCGAGGTGATCGTAAAGTATTTTTTATTCATGGTGGAGTTGATACTGAAGAAAGAGAATTAGTTAGAGAAATTGCAGAAAGAGAAAACAATGCTATCATCGTCGCTTCTTACGGTACTTTTTCTACTGGTATTAACATTAGAAATCTACATAATGTTATCTTTGCTTCCCCTAGTAAGTCAAGAGTCAGAAATCTCCAATCAATTGGAAGAGTGCTTAGAAAAGGAAAAAACAAAGTAAAAGCAGTTCTTTATGATATTGCTGATGACTGTACTTATAATTCAAGAAAAAATTATACTCTAAATCACTTAATAGAAAGAATTAAAATTTATAACGAAGAAAACTTTAACTATGAAATAATCACCATACAACTTAAGAAAAAATGATTGAAGAAGATTTTTACTGTACTATTAAATTGAAAACAGGCGAAGAGATCTTCGCTAAAGTGGCAGCTTCAGAAGAAGAGGATAAAACTATTCTAATTGTCTCTAATCCTATCACTGTTAATGAAGTAAAAAGCAGAACAGGAATTTCTGGATACAAAATAGAACCATGGTTAAAAACAACCAAAGAGGATATGTTTATTATTAATCTTGAAGATGTCTTAACTCTCTCAGAATCTTCTGACATTGAAATGATCATGATGTACCAGTCTTATGTCAGACAATCAAGTAGAGAAAAGAATAATGAACCAAAGTTAAATCGTAGAATGGGATATATTGCTAATGTTAATGATGCTAAAGAGCTCTTAGAGAAGCTTTATAAGAATAGCTAAAGTTAATCTTATCAACCTCGACAAAGGTAATTGTATCAACTTTCGAATACCTTGTCAAGCATTTGTTTAGATGGTATAATTTATACATAATAATGATAAAAACTTATGATTACTACAGCAGTTATGACCAAGAGAAAAAGGTCAGAGCACTATGTCAATAACAAAGAGTTTCTTGCCGCTATCATTAAGTATCGTGAAGATGTTGAGATAACTTTTATTAAAAAGTTTGGCAGAGAATTAACGAAAGAAGATCGTGCAAAAACTTGGGACACAAAACCTCCTATTCCTCGCTACATTGGAGAGTGTTTTCTGAAGATCGCAAATCACCTCTCTTTCAAACCAAACTTCGTAAACTATATGTTTAAGGAAGATATGATTTCTGATGGTATTGAAAACTGCGTTCAGTATATTCATAACTTCAATCCAGAGAAGTCACAAAATCCTTTTGCTTACTTCACTCAAATCATTCACTATGCTTTCCTCCGTAGAATCCAAAGAGAAAAGCGTCAGTTAGAAATCAAGAACAAAATCCTTGAGCGTTCTGGATTTTCTGAAGTTTTCTCAGATGATAATTCAGTTGACGGTGGAAACTATTCCGACTATAATAGTATTAAAGACGGTGTACACTCTAAACTTCGTTATTGAATGAAAGTCGCTATCATTACAGATACCCATTATGGTGCAAGAAAAGGTTCAAAACTTTTTCATGATTATTTTGAACTTTTTTATAAGAATGTATTTTTCCCTACACTCGAAGAGCAAGGGATTACTACAGTCATTCATATGGGTGATGCTTTTGATAGTCGTAAATCGATTGACTATCAAAGTTTAGAGTGGGCAAAACGAGTTGTATTTGAACCTCTTAAAAACTATGAGGTTCAAATGATTGTTGGTAATCATGATAGTTATTATAAAAATACTAATAACACAAATTCACCTCAACTTCTTTTGAAGGATTACCCGAATATTAAAACATATTCTTCTCCAACAGAAATTAAAGTTGGAAATTTAGACATCCTTCTTATTCCTTGGATTTGTATAGAGAACGAAGAACAGTCACTCAAAATGATTAAGAAAACCAAAGCAAAAGTTGCTATGGGTCATCTTGAACTTCAAGGTTTTCGTGTAAATAGTCAAATTATTATGGAACATGGACTGGAAGCAAATATTTTTAAAGACTTCTCTAAGGTATTTTCTGGTCATTACCACACTCGTTCTAATAATGGAACTATATTCTATCTTGGCAATCCTTACCAGATGTTTTGGACAGATGTAAATGACACTCGTGGATTTGTAATTTTTGATACCGAAACATTAGAACATACTTATATTGACAATCCTTATAAAATGTTTCACAACATATATTATGAAGATACAAATTATCAAACATTTGATACTCGTAAATATGAAAACAAAATTGTAAAAGTTATTGTTCGTAAGAAGTCAGATACTAAAAAGTTTGAAAAATTTATTGATAAACTTTACGCCTCTAATATTGCAGAACTCAAGATTATTGAAAATTTTGACATTCAAGAACCACAAGAGTTTGAAGCATTTGAAAGTGAAGATACTATTTCTATCCTCAATAGATATATTAAGGAGGCAGAAATTGATCTTGACAAATCAATTATTCAAAAAATGATGCAAGAAATTTATCAAGAAGCGTGTGAATTAGTTTAAATGTTTATTCTAACAATCAATGGTAGAGAAACTGAAGGAGCGTATTCTGTAATTGACGATGAAGGAGAACATATTTTGTATCTTTTTCAGGAAGAGGATGATGCTGTTCGGTATGCTATGATGTTAGAAGAAGATGGATATCCTGAAATGCATGTGATAGAAATTGAAGATCAAGTAATGGTTAAGACATGCGAGATGCATGGATACCAATATACAGTTATTACACCTGATGATATCGTAATTCCTCCAAGCACTGAACATGATTTTATTTAAGACTATTCGTTGGAAAAACTTCTTAAGTACGGGAACACAGTACACTGAAGTTGATTTCACAAAAAATAAAACTAATCTTATTGTCGGAACAAATGGTGCAGGAAAAAGTACTGTTCTAGATGCACTTACATTTGCCTTGTTTGGAAAACCATTTCGCAAAATCAATAAACCACAACTTATCAATTCAGTAAATGAAAAGGACTGTAGAGTTGAAGTTGAGTTTTCAATTGGAAATACTGAATGGAAAGTTGTAAGAGGAATTAAACCAGCACTATTTGAAATCTGGAGAAATGATGCTGCACTTGATCAGTCTGCAGCAGCTCTTGATCAACAAAAATGGTTGGAGCAAAATGTTCTTAAAATGAATTATAAGTCTTTCACTCAGATTGTAATTTTGGGGTCAAGTACTTTTGTTCCTTTTATGCAACTTTCTGCTGCTCATCGTAGAGAAGTAATAGAAGATCTTCTTGACATTAAGATTTTTTCTTCGATGAATATGGTGATTAAAGAAAAAATTCGTCAAGCAAAAGAAGATATTAAAGTTCTTGAGTTGAAGAAAGAATCTCTTCTTGATAAAGTTAATATGCAACAGAGTTTTATTGAAGAACTTGAAAACCGTGGAAAAGATAATATAAATGCCAATAAGAAAAAGATTGCTAATCTAGATAAAGAAATCGGCAATTATATGAAAGAAAATGAATCTGTAGAAGATCCACTTAAAGCACTTATTTGTGAGCAGGATGCTATTACTGGATATGCTGAAAAACTCCGTAAGTTGGGAAATCTTAAGGGTAAAATCTCTCAGAAAGTATCTACTATTACCAAAGAACATAAGTTCTTTACTGAGAATACGGTATGCCCTACTTGCACTCAACCCATCGATGAGAGGTTCAGAATAAATAGAATTAATGACGCTCAAAATAAAGCAAAAGAGTTGCAATCTGGTTATAAAGAACTGGAGGAGGCAATTAAAGAGGAAGAGGAGCGAGAGCGTCAATTCAATACTCTAACGAAGGAGATTTCAAAATTAACGAATGGCATTTCTCAAAACAATATTAAGATTAATGGATTACGGAGACAAATCCAAAATCTTGAATCTGAAATTCAAACTTTTGCCGAGAACCTTGCAAACCGAAATTCTGAACATGAGAAGTTAGAATCCTTCAAAGACAACTTAAAAACTACATACGACGAACTCGCTTCTAAAAAAGACACAATCAACTATTACGATTTTTCGTATAGTTTACTCAAAGACGGTGGAGTAAAATCCAAAATCATCAAAAAGTATTTGCCTCTCATCAATCAGCAAGTCAATCGTTACTTGCAAATGATGGATTTCTACATTAACTTTACGCTTGATGAGGAATTTAACGAAACCGTCCAGTCTCCCATCCACGAAGATTTCTCCTATGCTTCCTTTAGTGAAGGAGAAAAGATGAGAATTGACCTAGCACTTCTCTTCACTTGGAGAGAAGTTGCAAGAATGAAGAACTCAGTTAATACAAATCTTCTGATTATGGATGAGGTGTTCGATTCTTCACTTGATGGATTTGGAACAGAAGAGTTCCTTAAGATTATCCGTTATGTGATTAAAGATGCTAATATTTTCGTTATCTCTCATAAGACTGGATTAGAGGACAGATTCGAAAGTGTCATCCGATTTGAGAAAGTCAAAGGTTTTTCACGTATGGTGGTCTGAATCACCAAAGAACAATGCAAGTCCCAAACTGGAAGCATCACTCTAAGAAAGAACAGAAACGAAAACTTAAACCGCAAGCACTGAGGCAAGCAAAAGCACGAAGACAAGCACTCAAGAAGCGTCTCAATCAACGAGACGCTTCTTTTTTATAAATAATTATTGAGTTAATAAAGCGTCTATGAAATATTATACCTATGCTTGGTTGAGAGAGGATAGAACACCATATTATATTGGAAAAGGAACTGGTAGAAGAGCATATAAAAGTCATTATCGTGCAGAAAATAATGGACTAACTCCTCCACCGAAGGACAGAATTATTTTCCTAAAAAGAAATATCACGGAAGAAGAAGCATTTTTGCACGAAGAATATATGATTTTTTTATTTGGTTTAAAATGTAATGGTGGGATATTAGTGAATTTAACTTCTGGTGGATGTGGTGGTAAAGGTAGAAAATATGTCTGGTGGAATAATGGTGAAAGAAATACTCAAGCAATTGAATGTCCTGGTGATGGTTGGGTTAGAGGTAGGATAAATTATGAAAATCCTATGCATAGTGAAATTGCAAAAAGAAAGATTAGTGAAGGTAGAATGTGTATGAAATTTAGTAAAGAAACTTGTAGTAAAATGAGTTTATCTAGAAAAGGAAGAAGGTGGTGGAATGATGGTGAGAAAACGAAGTTATGTTATGAATGTCCTGGTGATGGTTGGGTCTTGGGGAGACCAGGACACTTGATAAACTGACCCACCACACAAACTTTGAGGGCTTCCGTGCCCTATGATAACTGCATACGCAACCAACATCATGCCTATCCGCCACGAAATTAAGTCTCAACTTGCCAAACTACTTGCTACTGAAGATCTGGTGGTAGAGCACAAGAATGTCTCTACTGCTTGCTTTAATGTTCACACTCGTGTTCTGACTCTTCCTTTGTGGGAAAAAGCAAGCAATCTTGTTTATGATCTTCTGGTGGGTCATGAAGTTGGTCATGCCCTCTTTACACCTGATGAAGATTGGACTAATCAAGTAAAAGTTCCTCCTCAGTTTGTGAATGTGGTTGAGGATGCTCGCGTTGAGAAACTGATGAAACGCAAGTATGCTGGACTTGCTAAAACTTTTTTTAATGGATATAAAGAACTGAACCAACAAGATTTCTTTCAGATTGCTGATGATAATATTTCCACTTTAAATTTTGCTGACCGTGCAAACCTTTACTTTAAGATTGGTAATTTCATTACCTTAGACTTCAACTCAGAAGAAAAAGAAATCATCGATCTTATTTCTGCAACTGAAACTTTTGCAGATGTTTTAATTGCTGCAGAGGAACTTTACAAATATTGCAAGAAGGAAAAAGAAGAACAACAAAAAATTTCTGATTTTGATTCTAACGAGACTCAAGGAAATTCGCAGTCTCCTGCAAGTGATTTTGTAGAGACTAATAACTCCTCTTCTGAACAAGAAGGTGAGAGCGATAACTCTTCCGAAAAAGATTCTGATAATTCTTATGGCGGAACCGCTCAAGGCGAGCAAACTACAATAAAATCTTCAGAAAGTCAAGAAGAACTTGAAATTCGCACAGCAGAGTCTCTGGAAGATAATATTCGTGATCTTGTAGGAAATGATGGTTATGAGAATGTTTATCTTGAAGTTCCTCAAGTAAATCTTGATACAATTATTGGTAAGAACTCTGATGTTCATAAAGATATTGACGACTCTTTTTCTCATCAACAAAAACTTCACAATGAGCATGGTGAAAGACAAAATTTTACTCCAGAAAATCTTTATAAGGAATCTGATCTTGAGTTTAAGAAGTTCAAATCTTCTGCTCAAAAAGAAGTTAATTACCTTGTAAAAGAGTTTGAGTGCCGTAAAGCAGCAGATCAGTATGCTCGCGCATCAACTGCACGTACTGGTGTTCTCGATACTTCTCGTCTTCATACCTACAAGTACAATGAAGATCTTTTTAAGAAGGTTTCTGTGATTCCTGATGGTAAAAATCATGGATTGGTGTTTGTATTAGATTGGAGCGGATCTATGTGTGATGTGATGCTTGATACTTGTAAACAACTTTTCAATCTTGTTTGGTTCTGCAAAAAAGTTTCAATTCCTTTTGAAGTATATGCTTTCACAAATGAATGGCGTCGCGGTGAGTATGATTATGAGAATGATCGCTACTTCTCTGCAGATCGTACTCCTCATTATCAAAAGAAAGATGGTCTTCTAGTTGTTGACGAAACTTTTTCTATGATGAATATTCTTACCAGTAAAGTTTCTGGTAAGGTTCTTGAACATCAGATGTTGAATATTTGGCGTCTTGCTTATTGTTTTGGTAGGTCTTATAGTTCTCCTTACACTTACTCAAATCGTCTTTCTCTTTCTGGAACTCCTTTGAATGAAGCATTGATTACTCTTCACCAGATTCTTCCTAAGTTTCAGAAAGAAAACAAGCTTCAAAAAGTTCAGTGTATTGTTCTGACTGATGGTGAAGCAAATCAACTTGTTCATCATAAAGAGGTTCAACTTCGTTGGGATAAAGAACCTTACATTGGAACAGGGTATATTAACCCACATACTACATTTATTCGTGATCGTAAACTAGGAACCACTTACAAAATTGGTTACGCATATCATGAGTTCACTGATGTTCTTCTTAGGAATTTGAAGGATAAGTTTTCTTGCATGAACTTTATTGGTATTCGTGTTCTTGAAGGACGTACTTTTAATCGGTTTGTTCAAATGTATCATGCTCAAATTGATAAACAGTATGAAAAAATTCAGAATGACTGGAGGAAACTGAGGAGTTTCACTATCACCAACTCTGGTTATGATGCTTACTTTGGAATGTCTGCATCGGCACTTTCTCAAGAAACTGAGTTTGAAGTTTCTGAAGATGCAACTAAATCTCAAATTAAATCTGCTTTCGTCAAGTCTCTTAAGACCAAAAAACTAAATAAAAAAGTTCTTGGTGAGTTTATTTCCTTAGTAGCATGAAACAAAAATTTCCACTTGAACATATTATTAAATATGACACCAAAGAAGTATGGATTAAATGTGATAGTAGCATCACTGCTGTAGGTATTCCAACACTTGTAGAAAAGTATTATCCTGGGTATACAGGACATATTGCTAGTTCCAACTACCTTGAGAAACTCAGGAACCAGTTGGCAAACTGACCACTGGTGGTCCTTGTGACCACCTTTTTCGTTTATAATGACTATGTTGAAACGAAACACACATGACACTCTCTTCTGACTACATCCGCACTTCTCTCCAGGCACTCTATGGCAACAGCGTGACCGGTGCTGATATCCGTGCTTGGTGTGTTCTGAATGACTCCAACTACCAAACCGTTACTAAAAAACTTGATCAGTTTAAAGTTGGTCGTGGTAAGTGGAATCTTGAAGTAACCCAACAAAAGGTAGAAGAAATCGAACGTACTTTCCAAGCACCTGCTGTGGTTCCTCCTGTAGAGCAAAACCTTATTCCTGATAAAGATGATACCTTCGTCAAGTTTGGTAACTTTGCTGATGTTAAAAAAATTATTCAGTCCCGTCTCTTTTATCCTACGTTCATTACGGGTCTTTCGGGTAATGGTAAAACGTTCAGTGTGGAGCAAGCATGTGCTCAACTTAAGCGTGAACTGATCCGCGTCAATATCACGATTGAAACTGACGAGGATGATTTGATTGGTGGTTTCCGTCTTATTGATGGAAGTACTGCTTGGCACAACGGTCCCGTCATTGAGGCATTGGAGCGAGGAGCAATCCTGCTTCTTGACGAAATCGACCTCGCTAGCAACAAAATTCTGTGCCTACAATCCATCCTTGAAGGAAAGGGCGTTTTCCTGAAAAAGATTGGTCGTTGGGTCAAACCCGCTGTTGGATTCAACGTGATTGCCACCGCAAACACCAAGGGCAAGGGTTCTGATGACGGTAGGTTCATTGGCACCAACGTGCTCAATGAAGCGTTCCTAGAGCGGTTCCCTGTTACCTTTGAGCAGTCCTATCCTGCTCCCGCAACCGAGCAGAAGATCCTTGAAAGCGTTGCTCTGGATCTTGGCGTGGAAGACCGTGACTTCTGTAAGCGTCTGGTTGACTGGGCAGACATCATCCGCAAGACCTTCTACGATGGTGGTATTGAGGAAATCATCAGCACCCGCCGCTTGGTTCATATTATTCGTGCTTTCAGTATCTTTGGTGATAAGGCAAAGGCAATTCAAGTTTGTGTTAATCGTTTTGATGACGAAACCAAGCAAGCATTCCTTGAACTGTATGACAAGGTGGATGCTGATTTCAAAATGCCGTCACAACCTGAACTGACCGTAGAATACGTTGACTATCCTGCTCAAATTTGATAGAATATGAGGAGGTAAAACTATCTCCTCTTTTATTATGGATGAGCACCCTTACGGAACCGAATATGTGTTCTCAATTAATTCTAATGATATGATTGAAATTGAAAAAAAACCTGTAAGTATGACTGATAAAAAAAATCACCTTTGGAAATACAACGAAGATAAAATTCTCAAGGATGTTGAAGATTATGTGACCAGCACTTATCGCGGTCATTATTGTGGTGATGAATCTGGTTATGATGACATTCAAACAATTGATCTGATGGCAGCTAAAAAACTTGCTGCTGGTTTCTGTCAAGCAAACATCCTAAAGTATGGTTCTCGTTATGGTGACAAGGATGGACGTAATAAGCGTGATTTGATGAAAGTCATTCACTATGCTATGCTACTGCTTCACTTTGACAAACATTATTCTCGTCAAGAAAACGGACTCTCTGAATTTCGCTGATTATTATGAAACTCTCTGATAAAACTCTTACACTTCTCAAGAACTTTTCTTCTATCAATCAGTCGATTCTGTTTAAAGAAGGAAATAATCTTCGCACAATTTCGGTGATGAAGAACATTCTTGCAGAAGCAACAATTGAAGAAGAACTGCCCAAAGATTTTGGCATCTATGATTTGAACCAGTTTCTGAATGGACTTAATTTGCATCAGAATGCAGAACTTGATTTTCAGAACGATGGATATGTGGTTATTAAAGAAGGTCGATCTCGTTCAAAGTATTTCTTTGCTGATCCCAATGTAATTGTCACTCCTCCAGATAAATCTATTACACTTCCTTCCGAAGATGTTTGTTTCATTCTTGATACCAAGGAACTTGATAAACTCCTTAAGGCTGCTGCTGTGTATCAACTTCCTGACTTGTCTGTGGTTGGTGAAGCAGGCGTTGTAAAACTGGTTGTTCGTGATAAGAAAAACGATACTTCCAACGATTTCTCTGTGATTGTTGGTGAAACTGATGAGGTATTCACTTTCAACTTTAAGGTTGAAAATATCAAGATTATTCCTGGCAACTATGAGGTAGTCATCTCATCTAAACTTTTGTCACGATTCAAGAATACTGGATTTGATGTGACTTATTATATTGCTCTGGAGCCTGATTCTACTTTTGGTTGATGAACATCTTTGTCACTTCTCCTTGGCCTGCTGAAAGTGCCATTTGCCTTCCCGACAAACATATTGTCAAGATGCCACTTGAATGCTGTCAAATGCTTTCTATCGTCGCATCAGAAAAATGGGGACACAATTACGGCACTCTTCCTAAGGCAGATGGAACCCCTTACAAAACCGATAAAGGAGCATTCCGCAATCATCCTTGTACCAAGTGGGCACTGGAGAGTATCCACAATGCCTACTGGTTAATCAAGTGGGGATTGAACTTGTCTGATGAATACTGCCTGCGGTATAATAAAACTCACTCCTGTTATAAAACTCTTGTGGATGCATATTATTTGTTTCCGAAAGGTAAGATTACAGAAGTAACTCCATTTGCTCGTGCTATGCCTGAGGAATGGAAATTTGATGACACTATTAATACATTTGAAGCATACAAGAGGTACATTGCATCCAAACCTTGGGTGTCTGATAATTACCTCAAAATGCCTGAAAGAAAACCTTCGTGGATAAATTAAATTATGGCAAGTGAATTTCTTCTGACCGAAAAATACCGTCCTCAAGTAATTGATGATTGTATTCTTCCTGACGAAACTAAAAAAACATTTAAGGAGTTTGTAGAAAAGGGTGAGATCCCAAATCTCCTTCTTGCAGGACCTCCTGGTATTGGTAAAACTACAATCGCAAAAGCATTATGTAATGAACTGGGAGCAGATTATTATGTCATCAACGGATCCGACGAAGGACGTTTCTTGGATACTGTACGAAACCAAGCGAAGAACTTTGCTTCGACCGTCTCACTTACGGGATCTTCTAAACACAAAGTCATCATTATCGACGAAGCAGATAACACGGGAAACGACGTTCAACTCCTACTACGGGCGAATATTGAGGCATTTTATAGCAACTGCCGATTCATCTTCACCTGCAATTACAAGAACAAAATTATTGAACCTCTTCACTCCCGATGTGCCGTCATCGACTTTACCATCAAAGGAAAGCAAAGAGTTCAACTTGCAGGAAGTTTCTTTCAACGACTTCAATCAATCCTGGATGCGGAAAAGATTGAGTACGATGAAAAAGTCGTTGCAGAACTTGTTACAAAACACTTCCCAGATTTTCGTAGGGTCCTCAACGAATGTCAGAGGTATTCTACAGGAGGAAAAATCGACTCGGGCATTCTTGCATCTTTCTCAGACATCTCTGTAAATGAACTTATCAAAAACCTCAAAGATAAAAACTTTACCGAAGTCCGAAAGTGGGTGGTCTCTAACTTGGACAACGATGCTAGTAGTCTACTTCGCAGGATTTATGACTCCACTTTTGATTGCCTTTCACCACAGTCTATCCCTGCTGCCGTTCTTATTATTGCTAAGTATCAATACCAATGTGCGTTCGTGGCTGATCAAGAAGTGAACCTTCTTGCAGCCCTTACAGAAATTATGTGTGAGTGTGAATTTAAATGATAGTTTCTGAACAAGATGCTCAATGGGCAGCAGATGAGTTTATTAAATATTTCTCTCAGATGAGAAATATTGAAGACTATCTGCGTTTTGTAAAGAAAGAAGTTATCAAAACTACAAACACATTGGTCCCCCTTCATGATGAGTTCTTCAATGATGATATTTATCCAGAAGATATGGAGTTTGATATTAAATTCATTGGAGATCGCTTTCAACAAGCACTTCCTCAAGACTATTACAACAGTCTTTTACAAGTAGTATCTTCTCATAATAATGAGTCGAATATTCCTGGAAGAGAATTGCGTTGGATTATTTTTGAGAGGAATACTAAGAAGGTTCTTGGTTTTATTAGATTTGGTTCCCCTACTATCAATTCAAAACCAAGAAATGAATGGTTGGGTAAAGTTCCTAATCTTTCCATCTTTAATCGCCATGCAGCTATGGGATTTGTGATTGTCCCGTCTCAACCTTTTGGATACAACTATCTTGGTGGAAAATTACTTGCTTTGATGTGTTGTTCACACTTTGCCCGCGAGACTCTCAACGAAGTCTTTGAGAAAGACATTGCTCTTTTTGAAACAACTTCTCTTTATGGTTCAACTACAGATGCATCTCAGTATGACGGTCTTAAACCCTTCATTAGATATAAAGGTCTTACCGAAAGTAAGTTTCTCCCATTACTTCACGATGATGTATTTCACAAATTGCATGATAGATTCACATATCTAAACAATAACACCCCACTGACTGATAATAAAGCATCATCAAAAAAGATGAAGAGACAGACTAAAATGATTTCCATTATCAGGAATTCTCTTCAAGATAAACAAAAACTAGATGAGTTTAATACGGTCATTAATACGGCTTTTAATCTTACTCAGAAGAAAAGATTTTATATCTCTGATTATGGTTATTCAAATGTACGTGAAGTAATTCTTGGTGAACAGAAGGAACTTATTCGTGGTCAAAACTGGGATAAGTTTTATTTGGAAAATATAATCTCTTGGTGGAAGAAAAAAGCGACAAAGAGATATGAAAAACTTAAAGACGAAAATAGATTCAAAACAAAGGTCGAACTCTGGACAGATGAAGAAGAAATTCAAATTATTAGATAATGGAACTTAAGGATTGGTTAAACTCAATTAATTTTACAAAGGAAGATCTATCGGAAGACATTAGTTCATATCCCCCCTTTATTGTTAATAAATGTTTATCTGGACACATTGATTGTATACTTTTTGCCAATGAAATGAATATCTACCATCAACTAGATAAGGATATGCAATATTCATTTTATCTAAATAGTCTAAGGAAAAAGAAGAGATTTTCTCCCTGGCTCCGTAAGGATAAAGTCAAAGATTTAGAATGCGTTAAAAAATACTATGGTTATAGTAATGAAAAGGCATCTCAAGCTTTGAAGATTCTAAATAAAGAACAACTTAATTTTATTAAACAACGACTTGAAATTGGAGGAACAAAATGACTACTGCTCATCAAACAGTAGAACCTGAAGTCCATTGGTCTTCAGACCAAATGGTAGAGGTTATTCTTAATGAACCAGATGACTTCTTAAAAGTTCGTGAGACTTTGACCCGCATCGGAGTTGCATCCCGTAAAGAGAAAAAACTTTATCAATCTTGTCATATTCTTCATAAGCAAGGTAGATACTACATCGTTCATTTTAAGGAGTTATTTGCTCTTGATGGTAAACACGCTAATCTTACTGTGAATGATGTTCAACGTCGCAATCGTATTGCTAGACTTCTCGCTGACTGGGGACTTATTACTGTTGTTAATCAGGATAAGGTTGCTGATATTGCTCCATTAAATCAAATTAAAGTTCTTTCATATAAGGATAAGGGTGATTGGATTTTGGAGCAAAAGTATAATATTGGTAAGAAAGGAAAAACAGTAGAAACCGAATAAATAATGATGTGCCATTCGTGCGGCACTCTACAAAAGTCGGAACACCCTAAAAAGAGGTTCGGTTTTACCGATACCTCTTTTTTTCGTCTCTTGTATAATTAGTAATGGATGCCGAAAGGGTCCACAAAACATAAACTCGCTTTTAAAGGAGCTACCATAATGACTAATCTGATGAAGTATCAGGCTGCGGATCTTCCTGCTTTGCTGGAAAGAATTAATCGCAATACGATTGGTATGGATGAATACTTTGATCGTATTTTTAAAATTCACGAAACAACTTCCAATTATCCGCCATATAACTTAGTTCAAATAAGCAACGTAGAATCACGACTTGAACTTGCACTTGCTGGATTTAAGAAGAAGGAGGTTTATGTCTATACACAAGATGGGAAACTATTTGTCGAAGGACAAAAAGAAGATAAGGAATCCGACACCAACTACGTCCATAAGGGATTGGCTCAACGATCTTTCAAGAGAGCATGGACACTGGCAGACGATACAGAAGTCGCAGATGTATCCTTTGAAGATGGACTCCTCTCTGTCAACTTGAAAAAGATTGTTCCTGAGCACCATAAGAGAAAGGATTATCTCTAAATAAAAATAAAAAATGAAATCTTTCGACGAGTTCAAAACAATTGCATATAAAGGAGCAGTTCCGCATACTGTTCATTCTCAAGGAAAACAAAAAAATATTCTAAAAGGAAAAGCAGTTCCTGTAAGAAGTCGTTCAAGTGCTGGTGGTAATGGAGATGGTGACGGTGGCAATGGTGGAGAATAAATAGATTTGAATATCGTCGGCGCGAGGAGCACCTGGCAAAATCCAGGTTGACTCCTCCTTTTTTTGTTGGTAGAATGGTGAGAGGTATGAGATTAAAATGATCAAAGTATTAGCACTATTAAATAATCTTATTTTGATTAGTAAGATTGAAGAAGTTACTTCGGAACTTGGAGAACCTGATTGTAAACTAACAAATCCATATCTTGTTAAAGATAATCCAATTTTAGAACAACAGAAAGTTTTAGAACCATTTCTTTCCGGGTTTACAAAACAAACTACATTTATGATGAGTTCGGATAAGATTCTTACATTAGTAGATCCAACTCCAACACTTCTTGAAAAATACGAGGACCTTACTAAAGAATGAGATTTTACACTAATGTTCAGTTGATTGGAAATCAATTTTTGGTTCGTGGAGTAGAAAATGGTAAAAGATTTGAAACAAGAGATGAGTTTTTCCCAACTCTTTATGTAAAAACTAAAAAAGATTCTAAGTATAGGACATTAAGTGGAGAAGCAGTAGAACCTATTAATCCGGGAACAGTTAAGGATTGTCGTGAGTTCTATAAAAAATATGATGAAATTGATGGATTTGAAATCTATGGAAATGATCGGTATATCTATCAATACATCTCAGAAAAATATCCAGAAGATGAAATCAAGTTTGACATTAGTAAAATTAAACTTGTAACGTTGGATATTGAGGTTGCATCAGAGCAAGGATTCCCTGATGTAGAATCTTGTTCTGAAGAAATCCTTGCAATTACTATTCAGGACTATACAACGAAAGAAATTGTTACTTGGGGAGTTAAACCATTTAAAAATAATCAAAGTAATGTGACTTATCATTACTGTCCAAGTGAGTACGAACTTCTTAACAATTTTATTAACTATTGGATGGTTGATGTTCCTGATGTGGTAACTGGTTGGAATATTCAGTTGTACGATATTCCTTATATCTGTAAGAGATTGAATCGTGTTCTTGGTGAGAAACTAATGAAACGTTTCTCCAACTGGGGACTTGTAACTGAAGGAGAAATCTATATCAATGGACGTAAGCACACGACATTTGATGTTGGTGGATTGACTCAACTCGATTATCTTGATCTTTATAAGAAGTTTACTTATAAAGCACAGGAATCATATCGCCTAGATTATATTGCAGAAGTAGAACTGGGTCAGAAGAAACTGGATCACTCTGAGTTTGATACATTTAAAGACTTCTATACTCAAGGATGGCAAAAGTTTATTGAATATAACATTGTTGACGTAGAACTTGTTGACCGTCTGGAAGATAAGATGAAGTTGATTGAACTTGCACTTACGATGGCATATGACGCGAAAGTAAATTATGCTGACGTGTTTTATCAAGTTCGTATGTGGGATAATATCATCTACAATTATCTTAAAAAAAGAAACATCGTTATTCCTCCAAGGAGTAAAACTCAAAAGAATGAAAAGTATGCTGGTGCATATGTAAAAGAACCAAAACCAGGAATGTATGATTGGGTTGTTAATTTTGACTTGAATAGTCTGTATCCACACTTGATTATGCAATTCAATGTAAGTCCAGAAACACTTGTAGATGAAAAGCATCCAACAGTAACAGTGGATAAGATTCTGAATAAAGAAATTACATTTGAAATGTATAAGGACTATGCAGTTTGTGCAAACGGCGCAATGTTCCGTAAAGATGTTCGCGGATTTCTTCCAGAATTGATGGATAAAATGTATCAGGATCGTGTCATTTTCAAAAAGAAAATGATCGAAGCAAAGAAAGAATATGAGAAGACTAAGAACAAAGAACTTGTAAAAGAGATTGCTCGCTGTAATAATATTCAGATGGCAAAAAAGATTTCTCTAAACTCTGCTTATGGTGCGATTGGTAATCAGTATTTTCGTTATTACAAACTCGAAAATGCTGAAGCAATCACTCTGAGTGGTCAGGTTGCAATTCGTTGGATTGAGAGTAAAATGAATAACTATATTAATAAACTTCTCAAATCAAAGAATGTTGATTATGTTATTGCTTCAGACACTGATTCCATTTATCTTAATATGGGTCCTTTGGTTGAAACTATATTC